ATTACACATTTAATTCTTCTTTTAATAGATCGGTCATGCATTTTCGCAAAGCACGTTGGTGCGCTAGTTTAGTTCCATCAATTGCGTTCTGCCGTCTTTTAACAGCTATAGAGTGCGCTTTCATAAGTTTTTGGTAGGAACGTGACGCATTTGACTTAAATGTGTTTGTACGTTGCCCTAAACGCTTTGTAGTTTTTTCCATTAAATTACTCTCCATTTTTGTAAAAGCTCTTGCACGTCCTCTACAGATCGTGCGGTAAATACATCGCCCCCCGCCATTGCAATTTGTTCATGCACCTCTTTTTGTCTGCGTGACAGATAGCCGCCTTCTTTTTTAACTTCGATCCAAATAGTCTTGCCTTGGTGCAATATCAAAATATCCGGCACGCCTGCCTTCATCCCCATCGCTTTCGAATTGGCGGCTGCAATAATGCTCTTGCTTGGTATGGGGTTGATGGCCGTCCAAAAAGAATCGGTTGATAAAACTATGTCCAAATATTGCTTTATTTTCCGTTGGATTTGATTCTCTGTTAAATTAGACATCAAAAAAATCTGCCAAATCTAAAATGATGCCTTTCGATTCAGCTAAATTAATAACGCGCACCGCAAATTTGTTGGGCACGCCCGTTTTCTTCCACTTGGATATGTGGACAGCAGACACATTAAGTGATTCGGCAATGTCCTTTGTCCTTCCCATTTGAACTAAAAACTTTTTATGTAAGTGCATATTTTTTTTTCCTTATACAGTAATTTAATTACTAATTAATGCAATTTAATTCTTTACACAAGGTAAAATTTCGTTTATTGTTAATAAATAAACAAAACACAAATTGGGAGATAAAATTATGCAACATAGCAAATCATTTTTCAGAATTGGCAGAGTCATAAATTTAACATGGTTGCCAAAAGAAGAGCGTAAAGCAATTAGGGCGGCGCACCCTGCGCCAGAAGACAAGCGGTTTAAAACCAGGAAGGAAGCCGAAACAGCAAATACCGACCCTGAAAATTTCAAAGTATTTGAGTGCAGCGTTGTCAGTCTTGGCATGGGAGGATTTTAAAATGACACGCACCGAAGCAGAAAAACAGGGCTGGACGTTCAAAGGTTCAGACAAGGACATCACCGCCGAAAAGGGTCGCTTGATCCACATGGGGCCGCTGGCCTTTGTCCTTAAACTAATCTCGATGGTGGAGGCAGTATAATGGATGTCACATTCACATATATGTTTGGCTCAAACGAGCTTCTCATAGAAGCCACCGTAGATTCCGACGGCGTTGAGTTTACAGAAGTCACCATCACAAATGGTTGCAGCTTTGTAGACTTTGACTTTGACGGCTTGTCCATCCAGCGTAGGACAATGAATGCCTTGGCGGTGCCAGTTTATGAAAGTCTGGAAGACGCTCTTATTGAAGCAGCTTTCGCAGCCGCCGACGCAGCATAAGACCCTGACGACGATTGGGGTCTTAGTGATTATCTCCGCGACCAACAAACTGACAGGGAGTCCAGCAAATGAAAAACCTCTGCGAATGGATTGAGAACTTTGACAAGGTCTACAACAGACTTTGTGATGCGGGTATGACCTGCAAAGACGCAGCCTCGATAGCGGAATTTTCCGCACGGCATGAAGCCGAAAACAAGGGAGAAGCCAATGACTACATCGACCAAGAATAAAAACATCAATGAGGCTTTCGTCGCCGCACAGAAGCTAATCGGCGGTGCGCGGAAGACTGCTACCAACCCGCACTTCAAATCTAAGTACGCAAACCTTGAAGAAGTCCTGAAGGCTTGCTCTGACATCCTGAATGACCATGACATCCATATCACTCAGCCTACCATGCAGGAAGACAACAAATTCTTTGTCCGTACCATCTTGACGCACACTTCTGGCGAGACGATGGAAGACTATGGCGTTCCGATCCTTGGCTGGGAAGACGCAAAGAATGCAGCACAGGTTTTTATTGCCGGACAGACTTATGCGAGACGAGGCGGATTGTCATCATTAGTAGGAATTGCACCTGCCGATGACGATGGCGAGAGCCTAACCCAAGCCGCACCTCCGAAGTCCGATAAGATCAGCGCACAACAAGCCGTGCAGCTTAATGACCTAGCCGCCGAGGTCGGTGCCGATAAGGGTAAATTCTGCGCTTATCTTGGGGTTAAATCTTTTGAGGAAATCAACGCACAACAATTTAGCACTGCAAAGGCTGCGCTTGAAAAAAAACGGGCAACAGAATAATGGATAATATTATTCAAGGGTCTAGTAGCTGGTTTGATGCGCGTCGTGGCAAAGTAACCGCTTCACGGGTTGCAGACGTTATCGCCAAAACAAAGTCGGGATGGGGCGCGTCCAGAGGCAACTATGAGGCTCAGTTGATTGCTGAGATATTGACAGGCCAAGTTGCCGACAGCTTTACAAATGCCGCGATGGAATGGGGTACTGCTACTGAGCCACAAGCTCGAAAGGCTTACGAGTTTCTCAAAGACGTAGAGGTTGAGGAAATCGGTTTTGTAGACCATCTAATAATTAACGGCACAGGTGCAAGTCCTGACGGCTTGGTCGGTGATGCCGGGATGCTTGAAATCAAGGCTCCGAATACCAAAACTCATATTGAAACGCTATTGAGCCAGAAGGTGCCAAAGAAGTATGACACGCAAATGCAGTGGCAAATGGCATGTGCTGGTAAGGATCGGCTCTAGACGGACTATGTATCTTTTGACCCAAGGTTGCCGCAGCATTTAAATATGTTTCTCCAACGGGTAGAGCGTAACAGTGAGCGCATTGCTGAGCTTGAAGGCATTGTGTCAGATTTTATTGCCGAGATGCACGTTAAGATTAAGGCGTTGGGTGACTTATCATGAGCAAGCATTACGTCTCCAACGATGTTGTGCGTGGTGATCTGGTAAACCTAATTAACAACCTCGACTTAAAAAAGAAATGGATCATCGAAATTAAACGCCAGACTAAAAAAAGGTCAACAGGTCAAAACTCTTGGCTCTGGGCTTGTCATAAGGTTGTTGCAGAGGACACTGGCAATTCGGTCGATGACATCCACGAGATCGTCAAAAAGGAATTGCTGCCAAAAAAATACGTCGAATTTGATGGCGAGGAGATTGAGATCAACGGCAGTACGACCGGGTTAACCAGCAATCAATGGAGCGAGTTCATGACAGAATATTCCGCATGGGCTTCACAGTATGGTATAATGCTTCCACATCCAGAGGATCAGGGACGTGATTAGATTGAAACGCCGCAAAGCTAAAAAGTCGGGTCTAAACCCTTCAACCATTATCAAATGTTCTTCACACCTGAAGTGGGTTAGAGGCCACGAGTGCGCCATTGCCGACAAGCATGACTGTAAGGACAAAATTGAAGCCGCGCACGTTCGGCGAGGTACTGATGGATACATGGGCGGCAAGCCAAGCGATACCTACGCAATTCCTCTCTGTTCAGAGGCGCATCGAGAGCAACACGCTATCGGCGAGAAATCGTTTGAAAAGAAGTACGGAATTAAAATGCTGGAAATATCACAAATGTTAGCCCGCATGTCTCCGCACAAAATAAAATGGCATGTCAAATAAGCATAATACTTTTAAAAAAACTGTTGAAACAAATTGAAACATTAAACGAAAGGCTAAAAAAATGACTGAATATGACAACACAAATCGAGGCGCGATTTGGGGAAACAAGCGCAAAGAAATTGATACACATCCCGATTTTACAGGATCAATTAATGTTGAAGGCGTTGAATACTGGCTAAATGGTTGGAAACGCAAGCCAGACGCTAGTGAAAATTCTCCAAGCATGTCATTCTCTGTGCGTAAAAAAGAGGAACAGCAAAATAACGAAAATGTTGTTGTTAAAACAGAAAATGACTTAGATGATAACATACCTTTTTAAGAATTGGCATGGATTAGCGTGACGAAAGTGCGCTGGCGGGTACTCCCACCTGCGTTTGTCCTAACCCGCCCGCTGGCCCCGACGGGATAATATCGGGGCATTTTACGTAACGATTAATGAAAATATAATAATTTCTTTTTTTTGCAATTAATGCTTTACATTCGTTGCCGGATAAGGTAATTTATAATCATAAACAAAACAGAGTGATCGCTCAAAAAATTATTAATGGGGGAATAAGAAAATGAATAAATATACTATAGAATATTGCGTTTCCAACCATACAGATACTTTAGGTGGCGAAGCCACCTATTGTTTGTGGAAACGGGCCACAATCGAAATGCCTGAGGAAACTAAGTATGGATGTAAATATAAAAAGGCTTTCAAAAGTGCGTTGATGAAGCGCGCAAAAGCTAAAATGGGTTTAACAAAAGTACGCGGCAAAACAGAGGACAGGGGCAATTATATCGCTTTTATACCTTATGGCAGAGATACCGTTATGTACGTCAATCGCGGTACGTTGGGCCAATCGTACCTTCGCCACTGGTAAACTAAAAAAACTAAGAGGGAAAACATAAAATGAAAAGTATATATATTGCGACAGTAGAGAACGGCAGAGGAATCAGCAGCGTTGCGGAGTACGCTGGGCTTAATGACCTGCACGACTACGCTTACGAAGTTTTAGCGTGTTGTGAGGGACAGCCAAAGGCTCGCGAGACGGTTTCTAGCCTGTGTGACTTGTTGGCTGATCAAGGCCCAGGGTTTGGCTCACGCTGGCACTATCGAATTAGCCGCAGGGATGCGATTCATATTTTAAAAAGGGGAAACGCATTTAACTCAACGTCGCTGGATGTTTAATATGATAATGATTATTGAAGGAAAAAATAATGTCAGTAATTGAGATTCTAAAAAGTGACATAGGAAGCGGAAGAATTTGCGTAAAAAAAGGCGTTGAAATACTGACGCAGCTTTCAAAACTGCGTGAAGCCAAAGCGTGGCGGCTTTTGGTGAACCCGTGATGGAAATATTTTTTCTTATTTTAAAGATATTGTTATCATGAGAAAGTTTTGGTGGTGGCGTTGGATTTTCAAACGCAAAATGAAACATTACATTTTAATCAAAAATGTGAAAGGAATTAGGATGCACAACAGGCCAACAGTTCAAACCAACAAAAAACAGCGAAAATGTTTGCGGTGCCTGATAAAATTTTTAAGCAGTCGCGCAGGTAATCGGATTTGCAAGAAATGCAGTTGTAAAAAAACTGATCAAGATCACGATTATAGCGGCTTCGAAGGAATTGGTTGGAGCAACAACGTAAAATATAAATATTTAAAGTAGGAAATTATGTTTATAATTATTATCAATATTTCTGAATCTTTGGAGCATATGTAATGTGGCTGCTAGTAATCTTAATTACGATGCAAACGAATGTAGACCCAGAAAAACGTGATATTGAATCTCAGTACCACATGTTTGATAGAGAGTCTGAGTGCAGAGAAATTGCTAAGAAAGTACGACGTTTCAGAGGAAGAAAGCACATGAAGCACATTTATTCTCAATGTTTTTTTGTTAAAAATAAGGAGGTTTAAATGCAAGCAAATTTAAAAACGTGTCCTTTTTGCGGCGATGAGGGCATCAGAGATAGGGAGATAGAAGAGGCAACCCAACGTGTAATGTTTTTTGTACGGTGCAGGAATAAATATCAGAAATGTCGTTTACGCCCTCGCACAAAAGGTTATCATTCCAAAGGCACTGCCCCGAAAAATTGGAACAAACGCACATGACGTGTAGGAATACTGAGACCCCTGCAAAACTTTTATGCCCACATTGCGGTTCTAACCAGAAAACTCCGCGCCAATTAACATGGCATCTAAATTACGAGTGCAAAGGTTGCGAGTTCTCACGTTCAGAAGATCAAAGTTTTGGTAAGTCTAGTTAATTTTATATCCTAGCCTGTTAATATTGACATAACCATTGGCGTCATATCGTCCCGGCTCTTCGTTTTTAATGTCAACATTTTCGTTTTTGTGCCAGACGGGCGTAGCGACTGTGCCAACAGCAAGATCATGCATAAAATCGTTTCCTGTCCTAAGATGTATCTCAATTATCTTATTATTTCGCCATTCCACATTTATCTTTTCTACGTCTTTTGGAAGCCAGTTTGGCAAATTACTAACAAAGGTTGGAGCGTTAATTTTAACCCACATGTTGAATTTTGATAGATTGCTATCGTCTACTACGCCGTGCATTGCGTCAAAAGGCGTAAACTTTCCATTTTTAAATCTATAATCTACGCTTAAATGATCGCCTTCGAAATACTCACACCAAAAAGTCCCTGGCTTGCCAACTGCATGATCTGAAAATAAAAGATCAGGGTGCAGCTCTTCTACAGTTGCCCAAATTCCCATGCCATACAGATTGTATATCGGCCTAATTACGTATTTACCGCTTTGTGTTACGGGAACGACAACAGGCGCAGCGTCGTAGCCTAGTTTCAAAGCCACGTCCAATTTGTTAAAAAGCCAACGATGCTGCGGGTACAAGTTCCACGCTTCAACATCGTCATTCGCTGTTTTGTTTTTCATGGAACTTTATTGTTGCTACTGAGCTTTTCATCCAGTGTGCAATTTCTTTTCTGTAAGCTCTTATATTTATCCAATTTTGCGATGGCATACACATTAAATCCCCTAAAGGATAATTTTTTTGCTTCCAATAATTAATAGGCGCGGTCTCACTTTTTGGCTGGATCACGGGGCTTGGAAGCGGGGGGTTTAGGTAAACTAATTTTACAATCGGTTTTGGTGCCTCCAGAAGCGCGGCATACTTCTCGCAAGCTCCTAGCATCAAGAATAGTGGTAACACGACCAGCGCGGGTTGGCTCACGCAAGAGCGCAGCTTTGAGACTATCGCTTGTATTCCGAACATTGTTGATCTCCTTTTTAAGAGCAGTGTTTTTCTCTCTGGCTTGCTTAAAATATTCGGTTGATCTAGCAATTTGTCCCGCGTGGTCAATTTTGAGGGCATTAATCTGCTTAATTGCCTTCTTCGTTTCTGCTTGTTGTGCCTCATATTTTGACTCCAAAACTGCGTTTTTTGCTAAACTAACTTTTAAGGCCCAGCCTAGCCCTAAGATGGACATTGCCAAACCAGCAATGATATAAATTCTTGCCATCTATTTTTTTTGCACAATTAGCTTATGAGCGATAAAAATCGACGAGGCAGCGCATAACAAAATTCCAGAAACGCCAACATAAGCAGTTGCAAATGCCGCTGCTGCTGTGCTTCCTGTGGCAGCAATCCCAATTAAAGCGACAGTAAGCCCTGCCCATGCTCGTACACAAAACATCCCATATTCTCTTCCGTAAGATTTTAAAGGATCAAAATCATTAATAAATAAAAACATTAAGTAACCCTTTCAAATTGTGGGCCGTAAAAAAACGACTCATTTTCGTCTCTGTCTACTCGAATACCGTCTTCATCCCAATCTCCGCCCCAACGCATATGAATGCCATGACCCTCCGCAACCATTATAATAAACTTAGCAAAAGCCTCCATTTCATCTTTATCTGCCCAGTGATAATGAGGTCGAAAAGGATGATAAGGTAAAGCATCGATAGCGTTAGACGGCGTAGAGTTATGGTTGCTTTTAGGCCATCTCAATTGTGACTTTTCTGTGTCAAATAAATAGTTTTGGCGTTCTTCGTTTCGATGCCCCTCAATAATTCCGATATCCTGGATTAAAACTCCTGACGCTGTGCGATACGGCAATTTTTCCATTGCTGAATTAAAGACAAGTTGCAACTCTGGATGGCAAGTCGACAGTCTCTCTTTTGATCTATCGCCGTACATAATTGTCTTGGTTAAATTTAGGAGTTCGATGTTCATTTTTAGTAAAACAAAATTCTATCCAATAAATTCCACCAATAAAAAAAATCATTAAACCAGTTAAAGCAAAACAAAAAACAAAGAAAACAATCATAAAAATGAAATCTATCGCGTTAGTCAGGATGTTTACCATTGTGAATCCCTTCCAGTTTTTTTAATCTTTCTGAATTAAATCTAGCAGTAATTGACAAAGCCTCTATTTCGCGTGCCTTTTTTTCTAATTCTTTTGGTGCCATAATGTTACTCAGCACGCTGGTTTTTTGTTGGTTTAAGTCAATGCTATTTTCTTGCCTGTCAGTTCTTTGATCTAATTTCCGAAGCCTACTTTCTACGTCAGCACTAAAAGCCGTTAATTTTTCTTCCACAGCCGCTAATTTAGTTTTTACAATCACTGCTGCACTAACGACAGAAATTAACATGCCGACTACGGTTAAAATTAGTCTTACGTCAATGCCAGCGTCCATTAGCACGGAGACTCCGTGCATCGGTTTACCCAAACTAAATATCCACCTGCAAACATAGCTAAAGTTACAATTAAAATAATAATTCCGTTAATTAATTGTTGTAAAACTTTATCCCAATTCGCTTTTTTTGTAGCAGCATTCTGTCCTTTGTTTTTTAATAATTTAGATTGCCTAATTTTACGTTCTTCAATTAATCGATCTCTTGTATCCAAAATCTCTTCCCAAGTTCCGAATCCGTACTTACGATTAATTTGCCTACCAAGCATACGAATATCATGGTCAATTTTCTTTTTTTCTAATATCATTGCAGCCACAGCGGAAACAGATAGCTCATCACTCTCGTCGTCGTTTAAACGTTTTGAAAATATTTTTGCCCATTTGCTGGTTGGTTTTTTAGCTTTAACTTCTTTTTCACAAGCCTCTTTGCACTCAAATAAGGCGTCTAAACCTTTGTAAATATTTCTAACGTCGTCGGTTGTTTTCATCAGCGTTTTTACGCCGTCCACAGCACCTTTTATTAAAGAAAATGCTGCAAGTGATTCTGCCACTACCACGAGAACTCACCTAGCCCTAGATTGGCTGACGTTTTCACCACCGAATGGAGCTTCTCCCCAGGCACTAAATAGATTTTTTGGTACGGCACCGTTG